TACCAATCCAAAAGTAGCAGTACCTAGACCAAATTCCCCGTTCACATGGAACGGATATTTGGAATACAACAATGCTGAAACTTGGAAGATGCAAGGAGCTGGGCTTGGTCAAGATGCTAGAGTAATTAACGGAGTTAATCCGACACTTACTTCTGGTATTTTGGTACCAAAAACCCGGTTGAATTTCATCAATGGTATACCTCCTGTGGGAGAATATTATCAGTGGGGAGACAATTCAATTACTTTGGTTTTTAGAGACGTGACGTTTTCACAAACAGCGTCTCTGAGATTCAGAGTGATTAGTATTGTCGTACTGGCTGATGCTAATGTAGCCTTCAATTTGGATGAAACATATGACAAGCCTCCATGGGCTACTAATAATTACATCTTATTAGAAACTATCCCGTGGATTCTGTCAAATGTTCCAACCTTTGCTCCGCCCCCTTTGACCGTGGACGACAGCGATATCAACTTTTTGGCACAAGGCCCCGAGGTTGATGTAACTGACGACTCCGAGAATAAGATGGCGGTTGAGTTCGAAAAGGATACTGGAACAACTCTGACTAACACCGAGTCAGATCATCGACGGAATCTTCCTTGTAAGATTGAAGTTGGCCAGAAGTTTGAGTTTTGTGTGACCGACGTTCATGAGATTTGTAGACGCTACATTCGTGTAGCTCCAGTGAATAATGAATCATTGGATCAGTTTGCTGTTTTTAGTTTTACCATCAATCAACAGCAGACTAATACAAATTGCTTGAACATCGGAGTCCAACCACAAAATGAATGGCGAGCTCTTTATGCTGCCTGGGCAGGCAGTGTGAAGTTCCGCATTTTCAAACATCAAGGCGGATTACCACAAGTAGTCTTTGTTCCGTATTATAATGCAGACACCACCACCCCAGGCATACCAATCATCGATGCATTTAAGGGTACCACATTTGTGTACAATGAAACAATGTTAAATTCTGACACTGCAATAACTGGACCGTTAGCTAGG